ATGAGTGAACAGGCAAAAAGCGTATTTGAAACATTGTACGCAATTGATGTTAGTGGGAAAACCAAAGAAAAGAATGGTTTGACCTATCTATCGTGGAGTAGTGCATGGGCTGAGACAAAAAAGATTTATCCGGATGCTACATTTAAGACTATTCCGCAGATTATGGATGAATTTGGCAACACAAGACCATGGCACGATGATGGTAAAACGGGTTGGGTAGAATTATCTGTAACCATTGAAGGAGAGACAATTACAGAATCTCTTCCTATCATGGACTTTAAAAATAAATCCATTCCGGCAGAGAACATTACCTCAACTGATGCAAACAAAGCTATGAAGCGTTGTCTCGTTAAATGCCTTGCATTATTCGGCATGGCTACATTTATTTTTGAAGGTGAAGATTTGCCGGAGGAAGCAACAAAGACACTTACCTTAAAAGCAGAAATCAAAGAGCTTGTCACTAAGAAATGTTCTACAGATAAGGGTAAGACAAAAGTTGCTGAACTTTGTAAGGCAGCTGAAAAGGAAGCAGACCCGCTTATGGATGATGCAGATATCACAGGTAACTATATGAACATCGAGGATATTGATGTCCTTGAGAAATTAAAGAAACAGCTTTTGGCTGTTCGTGTTAAATAAGGAGGACTAGAATAATGGGATTTAGACAAGGTGCATATGCCAAGGTTTGGCGTGTAGAGGACAAGGGAAACTACTCCGTAGCGCAGATTAGTATTAGTCGCAAGAAAAAGGATAGTGACCAGTACGAAACGGAGTTTCAGAATAACTTCGTTAGATTTGTCGGCACGGCACACGACTTAGGTAAAGACATTCCCGAAGTACAGGGTGGAACATCAATCAAAATTACATCTTGTGATGTAACAAATAAGTATGACAAAGAAGCCAAAAAGGAGTATACAAACTTTGTTATCTTTGGTTTTGAGTTCCCGGACAATAATAACGGTAAAAGTGGAACGACTTCTAACAAGAAGAGTGCAGCATCCAAAAAAAATACTAACAAACCAGCAGATAACGGTTTTATGAACATCCCAGATGGGATTGATTCAGAAGAATTGCCATTTAACTAATGACAATATCAAAAGTTAAGGAGTAGCAATATGGCAGAACAGACAAAAATAGAGCAGTATGAAGAATTGCTAAAAAGTGTTGATAGAGAAGGTATGGACAGTCTTTTAGAGTTCATTCGTAAGTCTGATTTTTACACAGCACCAGCGAGTACAAGATTTCATTCTTGCCATGAGGGTGGATTGCTCGAACATAGTCTTAATGTCGCTAATTGCTTGTTTAATAAACTCCATAATCCAATATGGGCTGATATCTTAAATGAAACAGGGCGTGAGAGCTTAATTATCTCTGCCCTTCTTCATGATATCTGTAAATCCTATTTTTATGGCACAGAGTTAAAGAACAAGAAAATATATAGCGACCATGGCAAGAAGAGCGATAGTAATGGCAGATTTGATTGGGAAACAGTCCCAAGCTATGTTGTGGATGACAAGATTCCTTACGGACATGGAGAAAAGTCGGTAATGATGATTGAAGAGTTTATTAAATTGAAGCCAATTGAGCGATATGCAATTAGATGGCATATGGGATTTACTGAACCCAAAGAATCATGGAATACTCTTACAGCTGCGATTGAAAAATATCCTTTGATTTTGGCACTTCATGAAGCTGACCTTGAATCAACATATTTATTAGAAGAGGAAGAATAATGGCTAAGCAAACAAGAAAGTGCAGATACTCACATTGCCTGCATAGTGATACAACCATAGATATAGAGAATGATGCTTTTGAAAAGGAAGGCAGTGCTTACTATCACAAAGATTGTTACCAAACAAAGTGTGATATTCAATATATCAAAACATTATGGCATGACCACATTGATAGCTTAGTAGTATATGCGCAACTAACGAATATATTAAATCGGTTGATTTTTAAAGACCATGTTTCATCTGAATATATAGTTTTTGCAATTCAATATTGTATCAATCATCCGGATTCATGTAAATTACAACACCCACCTGGAATTAAATATGTTTTAGGAAATCAGCGTATCAAAGACGCTTATGCAAAGAGTAAAACAAGGGCAATTTCTAAGGTAACATTTACAGCAAAACAGGACGATAATGCGGAACCCAAATTTTCTGTTTACAAAAAACCAAGTGGATTTAGTAGCATTTTAGGGGGTAAGTAAATGAATATCAATGAACTTTCAGACATTCAATCAGAAAGTGGAGTTATTGGGACACTCATTTATCACCCAGACTTTGTTTTGCATACTGACTATCTGAAACCCGGATATTTTTACGGTGTAGAAAATGCATGTATTTATTGGGCGATACAAGAACTTTATAAAGAAGGCATTACAAACATTGATGCTTACAATATATCGAACAAACTTCAAAGTCATCATGGTGTACAAAGAACCATAGAAAAGTATAACCTTCCAGCTGTGCAAGAATTTATGGAATTATACAAGGAAACAGCCAGGCACACCATAGAAGAATATAAAATGCTCGCTCAGAACATTGTAACCTTGGCATTCAAGCGTGACCTTGTGAAATCTCTTAATAAGCTATCAGCTGAGTGCTTCAATGTAGATTACGGTTTAGATAGGTTAAGCAATATAGTATATGACGAGTTAGATGATTTAACTCAAAAATATATAACAACAACAGAGGTTCATACTCTTGGAGAAGAAATTGATTCTATTTGGGAAGAAATCGTTAGCAGAAGAACCGATAATGGCATGTATGGAATACCCTCAAAGTTCAATACGTTCAGTGAGTATTTTACATATGAAAATGGAGAACTTGTTGTAATCCAGGCTAAATATAAGCAAGGAAAATCAGTTTTCCTAATGAATGAAGTTGTCCATAAGTTAAAGAATGGTGTACCAACACTCGTTGTTGACAGCGAAATGCCTACAAGACTTTATACTGAAAGACTTATTTCACATCTTTCCGGAGTTGATTTAAAAAGAATTAAAAACGGTAATTATTCTGATGAAGAATCCAATAATATCAAGAATTGGATTGATTGGTTAAAGCAACAACCGTTCATTCATATTTATGAGCCAAACATGTCAGACGAAAAGTTATATTCTCTCTGCAAAATGTTAAAGCATAAGATAGGGCTTACATTTGTTGTGTATGATTACCTAAAAAGTAATGAGACTTCTACAGGCGATAACTATAATGTACTTGGTGCAAAATGCGACTTTTTGAAAAATAATATTGCTGGCGAACTTGACTTGGCTGTTCTAGCAGCATGTCAGTTAAACAGAAATGGTGAAGTTGCCGACAGTATCAAAATTAACAGATATCTTTCAGTCGGAATCAAGTGGGAATATAAAACTCAAGAGATGATTGCTAAAGATGGATTACAATGTGGCAATGCTTTTGCAAAGATATATGTAAACCGTTTGGGTAAACAAATGCAAGAAGATGATGAAGAAGATTATATCGACTTTATTTTTGATGGTGACAAAATGACAATTGTTGAAGCAGAGCAACACGAAAGAAGCAACGAATTTTAAATAGGTGGGTTTTGATATGCAGACAACGTTTGATGACGAAATGTTACAAGAAATCAATGCCAATGTTGACCTATTAGAATATGTTAGCCAAACGATTGATATGGAAAGGAGAGGGAACGATTATTTTGGGCGATGTCCGTTACATGTAGATAATACTCCCTCTTTTTCCATAACTCCTGCTAAAAATTCATACTATTGTTTTTCATGTGGAAAATCTGGTGGCATCATCGGATATCTTATGGATTACGAAGGATTATGTTTCGAGGATGCAGTAAAGAAAGCTGCTGAATTGGCAAATATAGATATGAGCAAAATGTGCAGGTCACAAACAATGTCATTTTTGAAACGTATTAAGACTATGTTTAGTGGTACAAATAAAGCTAAATACGAACACAGAATTTTGGATAACACGGAAATAGAAAAGTATTCAAAAGAAGAAGTCACAGAATGGATTGACGAAGGCATTGAACCAGAAGTTATGGATTTATTTGGTGTAAGGATTGATAACTGGACTAATCGTATTGTATATCCTGTTTACGATATATATGGAAATTTAATCAATATTAAAGCCCGCACTAGATATCCAAACTACAAACAAATGAAAATCCCTAAGTATATCAATTACTTTCAAATAGGTGTTATGGATTATTTTCAAGGATTAAATATTACATTGCCATATATCCGGCAAAAAAATGAAATAATCATTTTTGAATCCGTCAAATCAGTCATGAAAGCATTTGGTTGGGGATATAAAAATTGTGTGTCAGCCGAAAAGCACACACTTACAGACGAGCAAATTAGATTGCTTGTAAAGATGCATGTAAATATTGTTTTTGCATATGACGCTGATATCAACTATTGGCAAAATGATGTAAAAAAAGACATAGATAAGCTCAAAAGAGTTACAAATGTTTATGTCATAGAAGATAGAGACTTATTGTTAGGCGGCGCAGAAACCAAAAACGCGCCTGTCGATAAGGGTGAAGATATATGGAATGAACTTTATCATTCTAAACGGAAAGTAGTTTAAGGAGGGAATAGATTGGATGAAGAAGTAAAAAACGAGATTGACAAAATGCGCTGGTCTTATTCTAGGCTTAGCTGCTTTGAGCATTGTAAATATGCTTTTTATTTAAAGTACATCATCAATGACGATAATGCTTATCTCGCAGAAGGTAATTATTACGCCGAGGTTGGTTCATTTGTACATGAAATTCTCGCCATGATTTTTAACGGCGAGTTGACTATAGATGAAGCTCCGCAGTATTATGCAGACCATTTCGATGAAGCTGTATGTTATAAAGTTAAACAATCAACTATGGATAAAACATATGAAGCATGTGCTGATTATTTTGCAATGGTTGATTTTGAATGGTTAAGAGATTATGACATACTTGGCGTTGAGCTTGAAACAAAACTCACTATTGATGGATATGATTTTATTGGATTTATTGATTTATTGTTGAAGAACAAGAAAACTGGCGAGATTTGGTTAATTGACCATAAATCGGCTGCATATCCATTAAAAAAGAATGGCGAAATTTTAGCAAAATCAAAAGAGAGCTTTGAATCTTATAAAAAGCAGATGTATTTATATTGCCATGCAGTCAAAGAAATGTTCGGAGATTTTCCTACTCAGATTACATGGAATCACTTCAAAGAAGGAAAATTGGCAACTATTTCTTTTGATAAAAAAGAATATGATGCAGCAATGAAATGGTTTTCTGAAACAATTCACACAATCGAAAAGGAAAGCGAATTTGAAGCAACTCAAGATTTTTTCTATTGCTCAACATTATGCGATTTCAGAAATTGTTGTGAGTATAAAAAATTCAAAGAAGGTGATTAAATGAATGTTCCAATGTATTTTCCATATCATATGCATAGTATGTTAAGCAACGGAACCACAAATATTGATAGTATCACCAATTTTAGGGATTATGTCAAAGCCGCCAAAGAGTGCGGCATGACAGCCCTCGGCATTAGCGAACATGGAAATATTTTTGAATGGGTTCATAAAAAAGAAGCCATAGAAGCTGCCGGAATGAAATATGTACATTGTATTGAAGCATATCTTACCGAAACGCTTGATAAAAAAGTAAGAGATAATTACCACTGTTGGCTTGGTGCAAAAAACTATGAGGGTGTTAAAGAACTTAATAGGCTTGTGTCGAAATCATATTGTAGAGATGATAACCACTTTTATTATTATCCACGTATATCGTTTGATGAATTGTTTGCAACCTCAGATAATATTCTTATTACAACGGCGTGTCTTGGTGGTGTGTTAAACAATGGTTCGGACGAAGCAAAAGAGAAAATGCTTGCGTTCTTAACTCATAATAAACATAGATGTTGGTTAGAAATTCAGCACCATAATTGTAAAGAGCAAATCGAGTATAACCAATATTTATATGAAATAAGTAAAAATACAGGCATACAACTTATTACAGGTACAGATACTCACGCATTAAATGATGTGCATATGGATGGACGAGCAATGTTACAAAAAGCAAAAGGCGTTCATTTTGAAAATGAGGACACTTGGGACTTAACCTTCAAAACTCCAAGACAACTTGTAGAAGCATATGAAAAGCAAAAATCTTTGCCTATGGATATTGTATATAGGGCGATGGGTAATAGTCTTGAAATGGCGAGCATGGTCGAAGAATTCCATCTTGATTACAATTCTAAATATCCAAAGTTATATGATGATTCAGAAGCGGTATTTAAGCAAAAAATCAATGAAGGTGTCATAAGGCGTGGTATCATGAAATATCCAAATTACCAGGAATATGTTGACAGAATTCACTATGAATATGACACATATAAACATAATGGCGCAATAGATTTTATGTTGCTTGAAGAGAATTATAAATCTGAAATGCGCAGAAGAAATGTAAAGTTTGGATATAGCCGTGGTTCAGTATCCGGAAGTATTATTGCATATATACTTGGAATCACAGAAGTTGATAGTATAAAATACAATCTAAACTTTGAAAGGTTTATGAATAAAGAAAGAGTTTCACTTGCGGATGTTGATACGGATTGGTTGTCTGAGGATAGAAAAATCGTTAAAGATTATTTATACGAAAAAGAAGGATTGTATTGCTGTGATATTGTCACATTCAATACAATTGCGATGAAAGGCGCGATAAGAGATATCGGCAGAGCATTAGACATACCACTTGATGAAGTCACAAGAATATGTGACGAAGTTGAAATCAACGAAGATGGACTGAGAACAAAATATAAGAAATTGTTTAAATATGTTGATTTGGTAAATGGAGTAGTTGTATCTGTCGGCAATCATCCAGCCGGATGTGTTGTATCACCATATCCGGTCGATGAGTGGTTTGGCACATTTACAACTTCAACAGATGAATACCCTATTTCTCTTCTTAATATGAAGGAAATAGATTCATTAAACTTTGTTAAGTTGGATATTCTCGGTCTTGATAATATAGGACTTATTTATAAAACGTGTGATGCTGCCGGGATTCCATTTTTAACACCAGATAATACACCTGTCGATGATGAGGAAGTATGGAATAGTATCAAGGAAGATACAACAATGATATTTCAATGGGAATCGCAAAGTGCAACGGCTTATTTAAAGCAGTTGTTTAGTGATTCTACTATTCAAAAAATCAAAGCAAAGAATCCAGATTTCTCATATATTGATTTATTATCCATAGGCAATGGAGCTATTAGACCAGCTGGTGAATCATACAGAGATTTGTTATCTCAAGGTATATATAGAGATAATGGAAATGATGCTTTAAATAATTTCCTTGCTTCTACCCTTGGATATTTGGTTTATCAAGAACAAATCATTGAATTTTTACATAAATTCTGTGGGTTTACAATGGGCGAAGCTGATATAGTCCGCAGACATTTTAGTAAAAAAACAGGAACAGAAGATGATATACCAATCATTAAAGATGGTGGATATATGCTAGGTAAAAATGGTGAACCTGTAAACGGTCATTACATAAAAGGCTTTATTCAAACGATGAAAGATGATTATGGAGTTTCAAGAGAAGAATCCGAAAAAATAATTGTCAATTTCTTGCAAGTTATTATTGATGCAAGTGATTACCTATTTTCAAAGAATCACTCAGACCCATATTCATGGATTGGCTATATTTGTGGATATTTAAGATATCATTATCCTTTAGAATTCATCACAACTGCACTTAATATATTTGAAGGTAAAGAAGAAAAAAGTTTGGCAATTATTGATTATGCAAAAAAAAGAGGTATCAAAATATCTCCAATTAAGTTCCGACATTCTATTGCTAAATATAGCTTTGATAAAGAAACAAATCAAATATTCAAAGGTATTTCTTCAATTAAGTTTATGAACGCAGCGGTAGCAGATGAAATGTACAATTTACGCAATAACCAATACAGAAACTTTATTGAATTGGTTTATGATTTAAGACATCATACATCAATCAATTCAAGACAAATCAAAATTCTTATTGAATTAGATTTTTTTGAGGAATTTGGGGATGCAAATAACTTAATCGCACAGTTTGATTTGTTTGAAAACTTTGATGGTAAAGTACAATTCAAAAAAACAAAATTAGAAGAATTGGGCGTTCCAGAAGAACTTATTAGACCATTTGCTGAAAAAGAAACCGAAAAGATGTTTACTAAGGTAAATACAAAAGAGTTTATGATTGCAGCTGCCCCTCATTTAAAGACAACAAAGCGTAGCCTAAAAGATAGAATTGCATCACAAATTACTCACCTTGGATATTTGGATATAATGGATGACCAATATTCTGGAATGGCGGCTGTTATTGATGTAGATACAAAATATGCGCCTAGATTAAAAATGTACTCATTAAAAAATGGTACAGTTATTGATTGCAAAATTGATAAAAGGTCGTTCAATAAATGTAAATTAAAATCCGGCGATGTAGTAAGAATTATGTCATCAAAATACAAACCAAAGCTAAGAAGAACCGAAAATGGTGATTATGAGCCTTTACCTGGCATTATGGAACTATGGATAACAAATTATAAGAAAGTAGAAAATATCTGATGCTAGAACGATTGAAATACTCAGAGGAAGAACAAAAACGCCTTATGAAATCAATGGTTGTCCTTATTGATAGTAGAGAAAAGAAGAATCAGCATATCACTGATTACTTTGATAAACACAAAATACCTTATAAGGTTGTGGCGCTGGAATATGGAGATTACAGTTTCTATATTCCAGCAGATGAAACATTATCAATACCAAGGGATATGAGTTTTGAAAAGGAAATAATACTTGAACGCAAAAATAGCGCAGAAGAATTATCATTATGCCTTACAAGAACAAGGGCGCGATTTGAAGAAGAATTCATTAAGGCAAAGGACGCAAAGAAATATCTTATTGTAGAAAATTGCAATTACCAAGACATTGTAAATGGTAGCTATGACAGCCAATATAACTCAAAAAGTTTTCTTGGCAGTATTCATAGCTTTGACCATAAATATGATTTAAGAATTGTATTTCTGCCAGATAAGTCATATACACCGATTTATATATATGGTGTATTACAATATTACTTGAGGAACGTGGTCAAATGAAAAGATACTTAGCAGTAAAATTCTACGGTCATTATGTAAACGCATATATCGTAGAAGCAGAAAATGAAAAATTAGCATACAAAAACGCTATTTATGGAAAACCAATTTTAGCAGAAGTATTCAACAACTTTTATGGCGAGGGTGGTTTTGTAAAAAGTATTGGTGTTAATGCAACTATTGAATCTCAATTTGAGTGGCTTATTGAAGCCATTGAATTAGGTTTGCCAGCCACAAAAGAACAACATGAGGTAGTTTTCGGATTACCATTTGTTATTCCTGGCGTTAAATATATGGCAAGTTATTAAAAATGGAGGAAAAGAAATATGACATTTAATGAAGTACATGGAGATTTATTTAATGCTCCACAGGGATGCTATTTAGCACATTGTATTAGTGGCGATTATGCGCTTGGTGCAGGAATCGCAAAGAAGTTTACAGAGGTATACGATATGCGTTTCAAGTTACACAGAGATTATCCAATTCCGAATGGTCAGAAATACGCAAATGTTGGCTCTGCATTATTAGTTGATAATGTATTTAATTTAGTTACTAAGCCTAGATGCTTCCATAAACCAACATATGATGTATTATATGATACTTTAGTTGATATGAGAGACTTCTGTGTGGAGAATGATATTACTAAACTTGCAATGCCTAGAATTGGCGCAGGATTAGATAAGTTGGATTGGGAGCAGGTGAAAGAAGTTATCGAAGATGTATTTGAAGATACAGATATTGAGATTACAGTATATGTATTATAAGAAGTGAATAAATATGTCTTATAAAGATAAAACTACATGGAAGGTATATATCCATACTACACCATCTGGTAAATCTTATATAGGAATTACTTCAAGAAAAGTGAATAAAAGATGGGGAACTAATGGTCAATATTATGTTGGTTCTCCATACTTTTATCGCGCCATACAAAAATATGGATGGGATAATATTAAACATGATATTTTAGAAGATAACTTATCGTTTGATGAAGCAATAAATAAAGAAAAGTATTACATTGAGTTTTATAAATCAAACAATCCACAGTATGGGTATAATTTAACAAAAGGTGGAGAGGGTGCATATGGTTATAAGATGCCAGATGAAAAACGCAAGTTATTGTCTTGTAATAGGCAAGGGATAAATTCTGTTGGATATAATCACTTCCCATCAAAAGAAACAAAAATAAAAATGAGTAATTCAAATAAAAACAAACAGTTTAGTGATGATACAAGAAAGAAAATGTCCATCGAAAAGTGCAAAGAAGTTTATCAATACAACTTAGATGGTGTTTTTATTTAAGAAGTTCAGTTCAGTTAAATTGGCTTCAAAAGAAACCGGGATAAATCATGGGAATATTTGTGCTTGTTGTAGAAATGCGAATAAAGGTGCAGGTGGGTATTTTTGGTCATATAAATTTATTGATAATCCTAATAGCATTAAGGAACATCTTAATGGTACAAAACCATTCGATATAATTTATACAAGAAATGAAAAACCTGTTTATAAGTTGTCATTAAATAATAATGTTATTTGTAGATATGATTCTATAAAAAGTGCTAGCGAAAATACTGGCATACCAGCACAAGAAATTTCACAGGCTTGTAAAAATAACAAAAAAGTTACAAGGAGGTTCAAGTGGAAATATGCATAATATAAAACCGAAAATGTTAGTTATGGTTACGCCAAATAACCATAATAAATATTATAAAATGATACCTCACGGCAATACGTGGACTGCTGAATACGGACGTGTAGGCAGCAATCCACAACGCCGTGAATATCCTATGAGCCAATGGGATTCTAAGTATAATGAAAAAATTCGCAAAGGATATGTTGACCAGAGCGATTTAGTAGAAGATTTGATTCAAATTGAAAAGCCATCTAAGTCTGAATACAAAGAAATAGAAAATAAAGTCATTTCCGATATTGTAGAAAGATTGCAGATGATGGCAAAACAAGCTATTAGCGAAAACTATACTATTTCATCAAATAAAGTAACTCAAGCAATGGTTGATGAAGCACAGGATATATTAACTAGCTTGGTTACAATTGATGATGTATCAGAATTCAATAATACATTGTTGAAATTATTTACAACAATCCCTAGAAAAATGGGAAATGTACAGAATTATCTTGCTAGAAATAAGGATGATTTCTCTAATATTATCCAAAAAGAACAAGACTTATTGGATGTCATGAAAGGGCAAGTTGTCCAAAAACAAATTATTGACGAATCCAAAGATGAAAAACCTCAAAATGAAAATACTATCCTTGAACATTTAGGACTTGTATTTGAAGAATGTACGCCTACAGATATTGCAAGGATTAAAGCCGAACTTGGTTCATGTGCAGATAAATTTGACATGGCGTGGAAGGTTACAAATTTAAAGACGCAAAGAAGATTTGATAAGTTTGTAAAAGAAAACAAAATCAAAGATACTCGGCTTTTATTCCATGGCAGTAGAAATGAGAACTGGTGGTCAATTATAAATACAGGGCTTGTTTTAAAGCCGACTAATGCCGTAATAACAGGCAAAATGTTTGGATATGGTATTTACTATGCACCAAAAGCTCAAAAGTCTTTAGGCTATACCAGTTTTGGTTATTGGACAAGAGGTAATGCGTCTGAGGGCTATATGGCACTAATGGACGTTGCTTATGGTAAACCATACGATGTTTATTCATTCGACAGCAAATATTATAATTTCAATTATGAAAAGTTGCAGCAAAATTGTCCGGGAGCAAATTGTCTACATGCACATGCAGGCTCAATGTTGAGAAATGATGAGATTATAGTGTACAAAGAAGAGCAATGCACAATCAAATATCTCATTAGATTAAAAAACTAAAAGCAAGACAGAAAAAGTATTGACAATAGGTAGAATTATGCTATAATATTTCATGTAGAACGAATACAAGTGAGGAATAATCATATGAAAACTTTGTACAATAGAGATTTTAACATCTCTCATATTGCATCATCTGGACAATGTTTTAGATGGAATAAGGTTAATGAGAATACATATAGCTTCATAGCATTTGGTGAGTATTGTGAGATTTCTGTTGATAAAAATGGGATTTTATCAATTTCCAATCCCTCCTATCTTGAGGGTTTAAAAAGTGATTATCTCGACTTTTCAACTGATTATTCCTTTATTAAAGCTATTGCTGATAAAGAAGATGAGTATTTGCAAGCTGCAATTAACAAATTTGGCGATATTGTTATTCTTCGTCAAGACTTATGGGAAATCATAGTGAGCTTTATTATCTCACAAAGAAAAAGTATCCCAGCAATTAAAACATGCATCGAAAAATTATGTGAGAAGTTTGGAAATGAAATACTTTTAGATAATGGAAACATTAAATATGCTTTTCCAACTCCCGAAAGTATTCAATCAGCCACACTAAAAGAATTAAATTCCTGTGGTATTGGATATAGAGATAAATATATAAAAACTGCTGCAAACTGGTTTTTGGATACACCGGAACACAAGAGAACCAAAGAATCTGTTTTAGATATTTATGGTGTAGGAAATAAGGTTGGGAATTGCATTGGGCTTTTTGGACTTCATGATTTATCATGTTGTCCAATTGATGTGTGGATGAAAAAGATTATTGATAGAAGATATAATGGAATTCAACCTAATTGGATGCAGTCTGAATTTGCCGGAGTTTATCAGCAATACGTTTTTATGTATGAACGTTCATTGGCAAAGGAGGAACATAGGTGAAAGTAGAAATTATCAATCCAGAGGTTGTGGAAAACCTGTATCATAACCACGGAGTTTTTGCATGTACATGCTATAACACACCAGAGAAGTATGCAGATAAAGTCGGTAAGAGTTGCCAAAACGATGGTCATATGAGTGGAAGCAGATGTGAGTACATTAAATTTAGAATCTCAGAACTTGATAGAGGTACATCTGAACAATGTTTAAGACATGAGATTGGAACTAATATTCCACTTGAATTCCAGGATAATTATTCTTTTGCAGATTATTCAGAACTTGTAAAGGATATCAGTCCAGATGAAATTGTTAAAAATATGGCTTCTTTCCGTTATATTGATAAAGATGGTTTCAGTTTTGAAACACCGTCAACTATCAAAAATTGCGAAGAAGCAAAAGAAGAGTATGATAATTTAATGGCAACAATTAACACCAGTAGAAGTAAAATCAAATCAATCCTAGAAACTAATGGTATTGATACAAAACGTGCAACACAAGATTCAAACTTTGTATTGCCAAGAGCAACGACAACGGAGTTTGTTATTGGGTTCACACCGGAAGCGCTTATTCATTTTTGCCATAAGAGACTATGTACTCGTGCGCAAGAATTTATAAGGGATATGGCTATTCAGATGAAAACAGAAGTATCTAAGTATTCTGAACAGTTCGCAGCAGAACTCATGCCGCACTGTCAACATTTGTTGTGGTGTCCAGAAGGAAATCATTGTTGCGGCGCATATCCTACTAAAAATCAACTCAAAGAGCTTTTATCAAGGAAGGAGGACTAAAATGGTAACAGGTATTTACAGGGTGGCGATGGTGAACTTTTTAAAAGGAACTAACACCACAAAAAAGTATGCATTTGCTTTGTTTGATTCTTCAATTGGGATTGATGATATTGTCCTTTGCGATACTTCTATTGGATATCAACTTGCAAAAGTTGTTGATATTGTCGAACAGCTTGATTACAACGGTACTAATGTGACAAAAGAAGTTATTTGTAAAGTTGACTTCACAGATTTCAACAAACGAGCAGAAGAGAGAAAGCGCAAAGCTGAACTCAAGGCTAAAATGGATGCTATGGTAAAGGATGACAAGGAGCTTATGCTTTATCAGATGCTTGCAGAAAAGAATCCGGCAATGAAGGAAATGCTTGATGAGTACAAAAATATCAATGTATAAGGCGGTGTAAATTTAATGATTGTATTAGTTGGAGCAAGTGCAAGTGGTAAATCCACATTGCAGAAAGCAATGATTGAACGTTCTGATAAGTTTAAAAAGGTAGTTACTTATACAACAAGACCACCTAGAAAAAATGAAAAAAATGGAATTGACTATCATTTTATAAGTGAGAGAAAATTTCAGATACTATTAGAACAAGGTTTCTTTATTGAACATGCAGAATATCGTGGGTGGCATTATGGAACAGCAAAAAATGATTGTAAACAGTCTGATGATTATATCGCCGTTTTAACACCATCGGGATATAGGGCATTAAAGCGGCTTAATATCAATACAACATCTATCTATTTATATGTTGACCGCCGTTCTCTTATGATGAATATTTTGCAGCGTGGAGATGATATTGATGAAGCATACAGACGTAACTTATCAGATGTTGGACAATTCGATGGTATAGCAGATGAGGTTGATTATGTCATTGACAATACAGGCTTCCATATGGATGTAAATGAAGTGCTTGAATGCGTAGATGAAATTTTGGGAGAAAATAATGAAAGAGTTTAAAATTTATACATGTGGGCGAATGAGCGGCATTTCATATACAGAACAAATGGAATGGAGAAATACAATCCAAAGGATGATAGAATTTAGAACAAACAGAAAAGTAACATTCATTCATCCACCAATGTTTTACGGATATCACGATAATTTACATAAGAGTGAACGTGAGATAAGGGATTGGGAACTTAAACAAATCTGCGAAAGCGATATTGTTATTGTAAATCTCGATGGAATTATGCTAAGTGTTGGTTCACATATGGAGTTAGGCGCAGTTTGCGGAGCTAATATCGCAGGCAATAAACAAATCATGGTTGTTGGATTTGGCAAATCAGATGAATTACTACATCCTTGGATTGAGTTAGGGATGCTCAGATATGAAGAGGATATGGTTGATGCAGTTGATTATATTGCCAAGTATTTATTGGTATAAAACCAAGACAGAACAACGGAAACGGAGGATATAATTTTGGGACTAAAAGTTACTAGAAGAGATTGTTCGGAAGATTTGTTTGATAAAACAAAAATTGTAAATGCAATTGTAAAAGCAATGAAAAATGGCAGTGGCATTTACAAACCGAACATCGCAAATCAAATTGCGGATGAAATTGAAGCAGAATGCCAGGGTAGAGAAGATATTGATATATATAAAATCGAAGCAATGGTATTCAATAAATTAGTTGAAAAAGGTGAACTTCTCACAGCAAGAGCGTATGAAGGATATAAGAGTATCAGAGCATTTCAACGTGATAATAACAATACCACAGATAAGCAAATCGAAGAACTTTTAAGTGGTAATAGTAGTTATTGGAATGATGAAAACTCAAACAAAAATCCAAGACTGTCAACAACTCAACGTGATTATATGGCTGGAATTGTAAGTACGGATATGACACGTAGATTTTTACTGCCACCAGAGATTGTACAAGCCCATGATGAAGGGTTAATACATTTCCATGATGCGGACTATTTTGCACAACAAATGCATAATTGTGACTTAATTAACCTTGAGGACATGTTGCAAAATGGAACAGTTATCAGTGAGACACTAATTGAAAAACCACATACATTTTCGACTGCTTGTAATATTGCAACACAAATAATTGCGCAAGTAGCAAGTTCGCAATATGGTGGTCAAAGTATCTCTCTTGCTCACCTTGCGCCATTTGTAGAAATCAGCAGACAAAAATTTAGAAAGAAGATTACTACTTGGGTTAAAAAAAGATATGAAGAAATCCTTACATGTAAGTTTGAGTATTCAAAAAATAAATTGGTTGCATTTTTGCAGCATATTACAAAAGCAAAGGAACATTTTTCAGATAAGCGCTTAAAAGAAGCAGAAACGTTCATGAGAGAGGTCAATATTGAAGAGTTAGTTGAAAATGAAGTGCGTGAGGAAATTAAGCGCGGCATCCAAACAATTCAGTATCAAGTGGTAACTCTCATGACTACAAATGGTCAAGCTCCATTTTTAACAGTATTTATGTATCTAAACGAAGCAAAAAATGAACAAGAAAAAGCTGACTTAGCGCTCCTTATTGAAGAAACATTGAGACAACGATATGAGGGTGTTAAGAATGAACAGGGTGTTTGGATTTCTCCGGCATTCCCTAAACTGATTTATGTTTTGGAAAATGATAATATTACTGAGGATTCACCATATTGGTATTTAACAAAATTGGCAGCAAAATGTTCTACTAAAAGACTTGTGCCGGATTATATATCAGAAAAAGTAATGCTTGAAAATAAGATTGATGCAAACGGCGATGGTCAATGTTATACCTGTATGGGATGTCGTAGTTTCCTTACACCATATCTTGACGAAAATGGTAAGCCAAAATACTATGGTAGATTTAACCAAGGAGTAGTAACAATTAACCTTGTTGACATCGCATTATCTTCTAACGGAGATATGGATAAATTCTGGGAATTATTCGATGAACGTACAGAACTTTGTCATAAAGCATTACGTTTAAGACATGAAAGATTACTTGGTACACCATCCGATGTAGCGCCTATTCTTTGGAGATATGGAGCTTTATCCAGACTTGAAAAAGGGGAGCCAATAGATAAACTTTTATATGGTGGTTATTCCACAATTTCACTTGGTTATGCCGGATTGTATGAATGTGTTAAGTTTATGACAGGACATAGCCATAGTGATGAGGGCGATGGCGAAAAATTTGGATTAGACGTAATGCAAGCATTGAACGATAAGACAAATAAGTGGAAAGAAGAAGAAAACATTGCATATAGTTTATATGGGACACCACTTGAATCAACAACATATAAATTTGCCAAGTGTCTAAAAGATAGATTTGGTGAGGATGTGTTTATCAAGATTGATGGACAAGATAGAAACTATGTTACAAATTCTTATCATATTCCTGTATTTGAGAAAATTGACCCATTTGAGAAATTAAGTATTGAATCAAAATTCCAGAAACTTAGTCCTGGTGGGGCAATATCTTATATCGAAACTGCTGATATGCAGAACAACGTAGAAGCGGTTCTTGAAGTGTTGAAGTTCATTTATGAAAACATTATGTATGCAGAGCTAAATACAAAAAGCGATTATTGTCAAGTATGTGGTTATGATAAAGAGATTTCCTTAATTGATGACAACGGAAAATTGATTTGGGAATGCCCTCACTGTCATAATCGTGACCCTAAAAAAATGAATGTAACCAGACGTACATGCGGATATATTGGAACAGCAACGAATGGATGGAACCAGGGAAGATTAGGTGATATTCATGATAGATTTGTTCATCTTGATAATATTATCCATGATGTTGTCGAGAAACCGGAGAAATGATAATGCGATACGCGCAAATAAGAAGTCTTGATATTTCAAACGGAGAAGGGCTAGGAGTAGCCCTCTTCGTTCAAGGCTGCCATTTCCATTGTAAAGATTGTTTTAATCAAGAAACATGGGATTTCAATGGCGGCTATGAATGGACTACCAAAATAGAAAATGAATTTATGCGACTTGCTGAAAAAGAGCATATAAAACGTATTTCAATTCTTGGCGGTGAACCATTAGCAGAAGAAAATGTAGAAGATGTTTTGCATTTAATCAAAAAGATAAAAATAGTATACCCAGAAAAGTCAATATGGCTTTATACAGGCTATTGTTTTGAAGATATCTTGGATGATAAATCAACGGCATCTGCATATTGCCGAAATGAAATTGTTCGCAACATTGATGTTTTATGCGATGGCAAGTTTGTGACGGAATTAAAAGACCCTTTAAATAAGGAAGTAAAATGGGTTGGCAGTACAAATCAAAGAGTATTGGATGTCAAAAAAAGTTTAAGGCTTATGCGTCCATGTGAATATAAAAAATTAGGAGAAACCAATGGTAAATAAAGAACTTGAATTAAAAGTAAAATATTTTAGTAAAGAAATCGAAAAATTAAGCCGCAAAAAGGTTGGAGATTGGATTGACCTTAGAGCAGCTGAAACAGTAGAACTTATAGCTGGTGAATTTAAACTTATTCCTCTTGGAGTTGGTATGATTCTGCCGGAAGGTTATGAAGCACATATAGTTCCAAGAAGTTCTACATTTAAAACATGGGGAATTTTGCAGACAAATCATATGGGAGTTATTGACAACTCATATTCTGGTGATAACGACCAATGGAAATTTCCTGCCTATGCAACACGAGATACAATTATTAAAAAGGGTGACAGAATTTGCCAGTTTAGAATTGTAGAAAATCAACCAGATTATAACATTGTAGAAGTTGAGCATCTTAATGATTCAGACCGCGGTGGATTCGGCAACACAGGTGCAAACTAATGCAGGATGTAATCTATAAGATAAAAAATATGATTGCACTTAATACCAAATTAGAAATGACAGAAGCCGAGGAATCTTATATTGCTGGTTTGTCAGATGCTCTTGAAATATTAGAAACTTCTGTATCGGAGAATTTGGTTATAGGAAATGTATATTATGTAATCATGTATAGAGATGGAAATAAGTTTCTTCCTTATATAGATAGAATGAAACTATACAAGGTTACACAAGGAGCTGTAAAACCATCATATTGTTTTACTAAAAACCTAGAAAGTGGAAGATACCATAGCAATCATCCGGATTTGGTTTTAAATAGTAAAAAGGGTGTTATGGAAAGAGTTTTCTATACAATGGAACAAGCAGAAAACACAATCCATAGAAATTAGTTCTAGGTGGTTACTGTTTAGTAGCCACCTATTATTATAGGAGGTTACATGGAAAAAATCTTAATGACGCTCAAAGAAGTATGTGAATATACGGGATGGGGAGAAACAAAAGTTCGAGCTTTGTTAAAGCGTCCAGACAGTACATTTACAATCAGAATGGGTAACAGGTTATATGTTGATAAAAGATTATTCGATGAATATTTAGCAAAATGCGCAAAATATCAAATACAGATATAGAATGATATGTAAACTTTGCATTGATTTCTTGCGTACATTATTGTATTATGTATGTGTAAGTTGATACTGTAATCAATAACAAAAAAGGAGTGTTGATTATGGGAAAAGACTTAAAAGGTAAAGATTTAGGAAAAGGATACAGCCAACGAAAAGATGGGAGGTATGAAGCTAGAGCCGTAATAAACGGAGTAAAGATAGACATTTATGATATGAACCTTTCCAGTCTCAAAAAGGCATTTGAGGTTGCGAAAGCTATTGTGTTGAGGGATGAGAAAAATGTCCGTCCAAACGTCACATTGAAAGAATGGTATACTGAGTGGTTCGAAAAGTGTAAAGCCCCGACATTAAAGAGCGATGTTAGTAGAAAGACATATGACAGAAAAGCAAGGAATACTTATATTGCTGTTATCGGGAATAAGCGCATGGAAGATATTACTCAGATAAATATGCAAGAAGCAACTAAGGAACTGGTTGACAAAGGCTATACTGAGCGGACAATCAAGGAAGCTCTCGGTGTTATAAGGGAATGTATGGATATCGCAATCGTAAACCATATCATTAGAGCTAATCCGTGTACGGGTATAAAGGTTCTTGATGCAAACACTCAAAAAGAGAGAAGAGTATTGTCACATGATGAGCAACGTCAATTTTTGAATGAGGTAAAAAATAGTTACTATTATGAAGCGTATGCCATTCTATTATCAACAGGAATGAGAATCGGAGAATTTTCCGGACTGCAATGGAATGATGTAGACTTTGAGAATAAGCAAATTAAAATAAACCGTTCAATGCAAACGGCATATCTTGATGGAAAGAAGATAGAAGAGCTTACAACTCCAAAGACATCTAATTCATATAGAACGATTCCGTTCTTTGGTGATACCGAGCAATTATTCAGAGCTTGGAAAATAAAGCAAGATTTTTATAAGCAAAAGTTGGGCGACAGGTGGAGAGCTAGACCGGAACTTGGAGATTTGGTATTCACAAGTACAATGGGTTCACCAGTTACTAGATATGTAATAGTTCATGATATCAATAAGGTCGTACAGAATATGAATCTTAAAGAGATTTATGCAGCGTCAAGGGAAGGTAGGCAGCCAAAGGAATTTGCTCATTTGCACCCACATGCGTTTAGACATACTTTTGCTACAAGATGTTTTGAAAAAGGACTTGACCCATTATTCGTGCAGAGCATAATGGGACATGCTAATTATTCAACTACAGTATCATATACACATATATTAGATGATATGAAACAAAAGGAAGTTGCCAAAGTTGGCAGTTTCCTGGATTAA